GGGCATCCTGCCACGACTATTATTAATAGTTTGTATAATTTGATTTCCTATCGTATGGCTTGGATGTTGCTTGCTGAACCTGATCTAAAGAATATGAAAGCTTTTTCCGAAAATGTTTTTTTGATGGTTTATGGCGATGATAGTGTTGCTAACGTCAGTGCTAATGTGATTAGTTGGTATAACCAACAAACGTTAGTTGGTGCTATGGCTCAACTTGGCCTTGGATATACTGCTGAAACTAAGCAGGGAGAAATTTCTCTTAGTAGAAGTTTAGCTGAAATTACTTTTCTAAAGAGAAGTTTTAGGTTTGATCATCAAGTTTATAATTATCTTGCTCCTTTAAACTTAGAAACTATATTGGAAATGCCTTATTGGACTAAACGAGGTGCCCTCAAAGAAGATATTGAGAGAGACAATGTAGAGACAAGTTTGAAAGAGTTGAGTTTGCATGATGAGAGGGTATTTGTAGCATGGTCCCCCTTAATTATTAGAAGTTCAAAAGATGCTATTGGTTTCGTGCCAACTATAACTTCGTACAAAGGTCTTCAAGATCTTGTGCGGGGTTCTAGTTTGGTATTTTGAGAATGGTTGAAGGACCTCCAGTGTGATCTTGCTTCCCGACGTAACTATCGTCATTAAAGTTGGGAAGTATTGCTGCTGGAGGATTGCGGTGGGTTTTTTAATCTTACTACCAGGATGCCGTGTGGGCGACCCCCATAAAATCCAGGAACTGACGATCGATTGCATTGGTTTAATTCAGCCATGCTTTTTAAAAGATGAATTGCTAACACCGAATCTATTACATCTATGTCTACTACTGTGGACGAAACTTTGGTTTTTCATGATGCTCGTGAAGTTGAATCTGTTTGCCCCACTTCTTGTGAGGAACTTTCAATGGATCTTTTATCTTCTGGTTCTGATGGTCGAGAACATGCTTTAAAAGAAATTCTCGCCCGACCTATTCCTATTGCTCGTACACTCTGGACCAGTACACAGACAGCCACGACTGAGGTTTTGTCTGTTGCTATTCCTTCTGCTATTTTAAATTATTATAACTCTGCTTTTAAGGTTTCTGGTTTTCTTGGTTTTAGAGCTAAAACCATTTTAAAAGTCCAAGTCAATACTAATCGTTTTCAACAAGGTCGTCTTATGTTTACTTTTGTTCCTACAGATGTCCCGTATCCTAATACTTCTCAGACTCCTGCATCTGACTTGCGCGCAATTGAATGTTATAGAACGCTTAGGTCCATGTCTCAATTACCTAGAATAGATTTTGATGCTGCTACTGATACTGAAGTTGAATTGGAAGTCCCTTTTGTTTCCAAGTTCCTTTATTATAATACCATTAATAATACTGGTTTCAATGGTTATGCTTCTCTTAGAGTCTATTCTCCTTTGACCAGTGCTTCAACTGAGCTTAATGCGAATGTTACTATTTGGGCTCATTTTGAAGACGTTGAGTTGGTCTTTCCCACTGTTCCTGGTGCGTTTTTTGTCGCTCAGTCTGGTAGACAATTTAGGAAAAATAAAAGAGGAGTTGTGGGTGCTCCTAGAAACGCCGTTGATAATGAGTCTCAAGCTCTTGGTGTTTCTTCTCTTTCTGGTTCTTTGAGTGCTTTGTCCAAAGTTTCTACGTACCTTTCTAGTTATCCTTTGTTGTCTGCAGTTGCTGGTCCTACTTCTTGGGCTCTTGCTTATGCTGCAAAAACAGCACAAGCTTTTGGTTATGGAAAAGTTGCTACGTGTGAGAAGTCTATGCCTGTTCAACAATTACCTATGCGTAATGGTATTCATTGTACGGGTGTTGATACTAGCGTTTCACTTTCTACATTTGATGACAATCATATTGAAATTATGCCTGCTGTTTCTGGTTCTTCTGTTGATGAACTTAATATTGCTTATTTGTTATCTATACCTACTTTTCATCAAAGTTACACTTGGACTTCAAATAATGCGACTGGAGTGTTGATTGGTGCAATTCAATTAGGCCCACAAGTTTTCCAAACTGGAACTGCTGTTACTTACAACACCGGTGCTGAGACTTATCTTGATTGTTCTCCTGTTGCTTATATTTCTCAAGTTTTTGATATGTATCGAGGCTCTTTTTCTTTTGTTTTTAAGTTTGTTAAGACCGAATTTCACACTGGACGTTTATTAGTTGTTTATCAACCTGGTGATAGTACGTCTCTTACTGCCGATTATACTTCTTCTATGAACTTGCATAGAGAAGTGATAGATCTTCGTGAATGTTCTGAGTATCGTGTTACTTGTCCTTATGCCAATACTAGACCTTACCAGAAATGCCAACAAATTTATGGTACTTTGTCTTTCTTTGTACAAAATGAACTTAGGAATCCAGATACTGTCACCCCTAGCATTTCTATATTGGTTGAACAATATTGTGCTAGTGATTTTGAGTTTTCTGTCCCTACTCCTATTCAAAACATTCCTTTTTACACCGGTTTGGGTAGTGGAGTTGGTAACACTCCTGGAACTACTTTGACCAATCCCACTTCTAGTACTTTCACTCCTCAAGCTGGTGAATTTACTATTGATCAACGTAAAGATACTTCACAAGCTGACAAAGTTGCAGGCTCTATTGGATCTTCTGTTGTTGTTCATGATTCTAGTGCTAGTGCCCGTTTTTGTATTGGTGAGAGGGTCACTTCTCTTCGTCAATTGATGCTTAGGTCTGTTCCTTGGCTCAATACTAGTGCTATTATTCAAGCTTCTGCTGCTCTTGAAGTTACTTGGTGGCCTTGGGTTCAGAATTTTGTTCCAAATCTTGGTCTCGCTCCTGGCTCAGCTTTCCCTTATTATTGTGATTATTTTAATTACATTGTTC